GCCGTCTATGATAGATATAATCAATAACAGGTACAAAGGTTGCTCAATTAGCGTATATCCAGACGCTAGCGGAGGCAGTCGAAAATCGGTTAATGCAAGCAAAACAGATTTAGCAATATTAGAAGAGGCTGGATTTAGAGTGATTGCTAATAAATCAAATCCATTCGTAAAGGAGCGCATATTGGCAATGAATCGCGCATTTTGCGATAATGACGGTAATAGGGGTTATTTGGTTAATGTCGATAAATGCCCAAATTACGCCGATTGTTTAGAGCAACAAACATGGGGCGACAATGGCGAACCTGACAAAACGCAAAATAATGACCATATGAATGACGCTGGGGGCTATTTCATAGTTTACGATTATCCGGTAATACGACCGGTATCAAACGCTAAAATAGAGTTCAGAATATGACCCATAAATACAATGATGTTCACAAAGATTATAGAAAGAATCTCGATCGCTGGAATTTGGTTGAGGATGTTATCCGATCCAGGGTGAAAGGTGGCGGAAATAATGCGAGAGAATTCTATTTACCTAAACCAAATCCTCACGATACAAGCTTAAGAAACAACGAAGCTTTTAACAACTACGTTAAACGCTCACATTTCTACAACTTTACGAAGCCGACAGAAAACGTAATTATAGGCTCGACATTTAAGAAAGAGCCTACTTTGGATGTCTCAGGTATTGATTTTGTCATTGATGATATCGACGGAAGCGGATTATCTTTTAACCAACAAGCTAAAGGTGCAGCAAGAGAGCTTGCAGAGACTAGCCGTTGCGGTTGGTTTGTTGACTATACGACTACTGAGCAGATATCCAGTCAAGCAGAAGAACAAGCGCTAGGAGCGCGTCCAGTAGCGATATTCTACAAGGCTACGCAAATATTGAATTGGGAAACATCAGTAAACCAGCATAGACGCGTATTAAGCAAGATCGTGCTAGCTGAATGGCGCGACAGCTCAAACGATAAGCATGATAGAGAAAGAGTTTTAATGCTGGACGATACTGGACTTGCTGAAATAGTGGTTTATGACTACGAAGAAGGTGAAATTATCAACGTTGAAACCTTTCCGGCTCAAGACTCAAGCGGTCAAAGATTAAGATATATCCCCTTTCAATTTGCAGGCGGTTTGAACAATGATGAAGTTGTAGACGATGCTTTATTGTACGAGTTAGCGTCTTTAAACGTTTCTCATTTCCAATCAAGTGCGGATTATGAAGATTTTAGATTTAAGCTGGGCCAAATACAGCCGTTTATATCTGGCGTATCTGCAACTGATATCGATAAGAATACAGGTAAAAAAGGTTCGCTAGAATTTGGATCGGGCGTTGCTTGGGTATTTGGCGATGGAGCGAGCGCTCAATTATTACAGGCCAAACCTAATTCAATCAATATGGAGTCAATGCTACACAAAGAAGAACAAGCAAAGGCAACTGGGGCAAAACTTTTAGATTCTAATTCTGGAAATATGAGCGCAACTGAAGCTGATATTATATCAAGCAGTGAATCGGCATCAATATTGACTATCGTATCTAATCTTGAAGATGCTTATAAAAGCGTTTTTGAAATGATGTTAGACAGGGTTCAATCGGGTGAGTTTGAATTAGTATTTAGTCGAGAATTTGCCACATCTTCACTAGGGGCTGACGAGCTAAGAGTGTTAGTCGAAAGCATCTTTAAGGGAGTACTACCAGACTCGATACTGTTTAACCGTATGAGACAATCGGGGCATATTAAAGATGATGTGACCGATGAAGAGCTTCGAGAGCAGTTAAGCAATAGCACTATTGGTATGGGATTAGATGGCCAATCAATCACTAGTTAATGCTCATGCTCGTCATTTTGTATATTTGCAAAGGGTCGGCACAAGCGAATTCAATAAGTTCTCAAAGATACTCGAAGAGTTAGAGCGCGGCATACTTGCAAGATTGCCCGCTAATCTAACTAACTTTTCTAGGGCTAGGCTTAACGCTCAACTAAAGACGCTAAGAGAGTTTCAAGAAGCGCTATATAATCGGTATATCGCTCAATTAAGCGGATCAATCGAGGATATAGCAGCGGCGGAGGCAGCCTTCGAGGCTTCCGCGTTAAAAGGCGCGTTACTTAAGAATTCAGCTTTTGAGGTGTCATCACCAGCAATACATCAAATAATGACAGCTTTACGAACTACACCTTTAGCGGTTGGCGCAAACGGTGCAGGTAAATTATTAAAACCATTCATCAATGATTGGAAGAAGGCCCAAATAGAAACAGTAAACGGCATTATTCGCCAAGGCTGGTTTGAAGGTCAGACGGTCAATCAAATGGCTTCTGGAGTTAAAAATTCAATAGCAGGTCAAACAACTAGAACAGCTCAAGCGATCGTCAGAACGTCAATTAATCACGCATCACAAGTGGCAAGGTCTGCAACATGGGCGGCAAATGACGATCTAGTGGTTGGCTGGTCATTTCTTGCGGTATTAGATTCGAGAACAACTCAAGAATGCAGCTCAATCGCATCACTAAATAAAACTTACCCATTAGGGCAAGGGCCACTACCACCGAGACACGTAAATTGCCGATCAACAACAATACCGGAATTAGACCAAAGGTACGCAATAGACGATAGCGCATTTACTCAGGCATCAAAGGGCGTTGACGGTGGCGCGCAAGTAGCGGCTAGGCTCAGTTATTACGATTGGCTAAAAACTCAGCCAAGAAGTTTTGTAACTGATACGCTCGGACCAACTCGCGGAGGCTTGTTATTATCTGGAAAGTTAACAAGCAAAGAATTTGCAAGGTTTAATCTAAACGCTAGATTCGAGCCTTTAACGATCGCGGAAATGATAGAGAAAGATAAAAAACTAAATCTTGGCCTATTTGACTAATATTTGTTTGTTTTAACCAATAAGTATATAATTACGTTAAGCGATGGTCGCTTATAATCAATTGAACGGGGTTCATACGATGGCATTACAGTATCAAATAGATAATTTAGACGGTTTGGACGACTCGGTAAAAGGGTTGTATTCGGAAAAAGACGGTAAATTTAGTCTTGACGTTGACTTAGGCGATAATTTTGTTCCTAGCTCAGAAGTAACCGGATTAAAGCAAAATCACGATAAATTACTAGCAGAAAAGAAAGAACAGCAGCGGTTAGCAGTTGATGCAGCTAACGAAGCTAAACGCATTAAGGATGAGGCGGCTGTTAAAAGTGGTGATGTTGAAAGCTTAATGAAGTCTTGGCAGGAAAAAGAGGCTGGTTATAAAAGCAAGATTGAAACATTTACCGCGAAAGAGTCGAATAACGCTAAATCGAAGGCCGCAACTGACATTGCAATGGGTTTAGCGGAAGGTGCAAACGTTAAGATTTTAAGCAAGTTCATTATAGATCGCTTAAAGTATGATGGTGGAGAAGTTAAAGTTACTGATAACAGCGGTAATTTAACAGTCTCAAGCCTTGACGACTTAAAGAAAGAATTTGCAAACAACGAGGACTTTAAAAGTCTTTTAGTTGGGAGCAAGGCATCTGGCAGCGGGGCTGCTAAAGGTAATAACGGCGGGGCCGGAAAAACAACTATTACCCGTAGTGCTTATGATTCAATGGATCATGGCGAAAGGGCTAATTTTTTCAAATCCGGCGGCACGGTCGCTGAATAATTAACTTTAGAGGTTCAATAAAATGGCTAATACATTAACAAACTTAATTCCCGACTTGTACGCATCGCTTGATGTGGTATCTAGGGAGATGTCAGGTATGTCGCTCGCGGTAACTCGTGATGCTTCTGTAGAGCGAGCAGCGAAAGATCAAGATGTGCGAGTAAATATCGCGCCAGCATCTAGCGCGGCTGATATCACTCCAGCGATGGCCGTACCATCAATAGCAAATCAAACGATCGGAAGTACAGCAATTACCATCACCAAATCAAGAGGCGTTAAATTCTCTTGGAATGGTGCTGAGCAGGTTGGATTGAATAATAACGGCGCAGGCTATCTGCCAATTCGAGCAAATCAAATGGCGCAAGCTATTAGAACGCTAGTGAATGAAGTTGAAACTGATTTATGTTCGCTACAGTCTGGATTTTCACGGGCAGCGGGTGCGGCTGGGACTACTCCATTCGCGACTGCTGGGAATCTAACTTCGGCTAGTTCAGCGGAAGCGATTTTGGTTGATAATGGCGCTCCGGGTAGTGATAATCACTTAATCCTTGGAAGCGCGGCAGGTTCAAACCTTATCGGATTGCAGGGTAACGCATCTGTAGCATTCAATGATTCAATGATGACTCAAGGCATTTTATCAGAGCAGGCAGGTTTTCAAATTAGACGCTCAGGTCAGATTGTGACTCAAACGGCTGGTACTGGATCTTCCGCTACAACCGATGCTACAGGTTACGCTATTGGTGCAACTGTATTGACTCTTGCGTCTGCGGGGACTGGTACGCTGTTAGCTGGTGATGTTGTAACATTTGCGGGTGATACTAATCAGTATGTCCTAGCGAGCGGAGATACTAACGTTGCAGACGGCGGGTCGATCACTCTGGTTGAGCCAGGTTTAAAAGTGGCAATGTCAGCAGCAACTAAGGCAATCACTGTTAAGGCTACTTCTGTTAGAAATATGGCTTTCAATCGTTCTGCAATCGTTCTAGCGGCTAGACTGCCTGAACTACCAGAGGAAGGTGATATGGCTCTTGATCGAATTACAGTTCAAGATCCGCGGTCTGGATTAGCTTTTGAAGTCGCTATGTACCCAGGGTACAGAATGATGACTTATGAAGTGTCACTAGCTTGGGGTTACGCAAATATCAAGCCAGAACACACAGCTTTACTCATAGGCTAACCATTGAGGGCGGCTTATATAGCGCCCTATTTTTTTGAGGGTATATCATGTATTGTCCAATAGTTACGATTGAAACAAAGAACGGCCCCGTTGATATTAACGAGTCAGACTTTGACAGTAAAAAGCATAAAATTTACGTTGAAAAATCACCTAAACCAAAAGCAAAAAAGAAAGCTAAATAATGGCTGCATACACTAACGCGGCTTATTACAAGACTTATTTCTTTGCTCGCGGGGTTGATGTAAGCGCTCAAACCGATTCAGCTATTGACGCGGCGTTATTGGTATCGACTGAGTATCTAGACGATACTTGGGATTTTACTGGTTATTTAACGGTAACAACTCAGGCTCAGAAATGGCCCCGTTCAAGCGTTTACAATAGTGATGGAGTATTACTTGATTCGTCTGTTGTGCCTAGTAAAGTGAAAGATTCATGTTGTGAGCTAGCCTATATCCATCAAACGCAAACAGGCGGCTTACAGCCGTTATTTGATGGTCAGGTTATCAGAAAGGAGACTAAGGAAATGTCACCTTTTAAAAAATCCATAGAATATGATACAAATGCAAGCGCCACATATGAGCGTTATTATGCAAAAGCTGTAAAAAAGATTCAGGATTTTATTGTAAGCGCGGGATCTAATGCCGCTTATATTCAACGGGTAATCTAATGGTTTTCATCGCTGGAGAGTTTGCAGAGTTAGCCGACGAATTTATTGAAGTCGAAGCTTTGGCATTCGCTAAAGTATTAATTATGAGAACGGCGGCGGCGGTTACTTATGGTTCAGCGCAAACCTATACAAGTGAAACCGGTACAGGTGTCGCGACAAGTTTAGATTATTCTGCTTTTAATAATGAATTAATCGAAGCGGGCGATTTAAGAATTGCAACAAACGCAAGTCAATGGACTACTGATCCACAATTAGACAATGTAGACATCACTTTTGATGGTGACAATTATCAAATTATTTTAGTTGAGAAAGATGCCGATAACGCTGCTTACTTCTTAACGGTTAGACGTAAATGACAAATTTATCCGTTAAATCAGAGCTTGAGGCCGAAGTTAATAAATTAGCTAGGGCGACCACTATCAATGTGTTAAAAGGTGTTGTTTTAGCGACTCCCGTTGATACAGGTAGAGCAAGGGGTAATTGGCAAGTGTCAATCTCGAAGCCAATAGAATCTCAAAACAGCGTAAATGATTTGAGCGGTGGATCTACAATATCAAAAGGCGTAGCTAAAACACTTGCACAAAAGAAGGTTAAAT